AAGAGAATGGATTGAAGATTATTGTCTTCAATTAGCAGCTTATGCTATGGCACATAATTTTATTTACAAAACAAAAATTACAAAAGGTGTTGTGATGATGTGTAGTAAAGATAATTATTACCAGGAGTTTGTTATTGAAGGTAATGAGTTCCAAGAATATAAACATAACTTTTTAAGGAGGGTGGATGAGTATTATAAAACAAGATCAAAAACGACTGGATAATATAGCCAAAGCATATTGGAATACATCTGGTGAAATGAGGCAAATGTGGGGCAGAAAATGGTACGAATTAATTAAAATAATAGGAAGGAAATTAGATGAGAGTAAGAGACTTACAACAGATTCTAGAAAAATTCACTAACGGACAAAAAGGTACTATGATATCTGATTGTCCAATATACATTGAGACTCAATCTGGACACTTGGAAGATTTAAGAAAGATTGAAGTACAAGAAAGTGTAGTAATTGGAGACGCTAATCCTGCAAGATTAGTATTTAAAGCAGATGAAAGAAAATTATTTAGATCACTTACATATAAACAGAGTTAACATACCCTTGGGTCACGGGGCTAAAGCGAGAGTGGAGGTCCCGTGTTTAAAATAGATTTGGTAGAATACCCGGACGTATTTCTACGTAGTAAATCCCACGAGGTTAAGTTTCCATTGGATGATAAGACTACAAGACTCATACAATGGATGAAGAAAGCTATGTATCAACACCACGGCATAGGTTTAGCAGCTGTGCAGGTGGGATACTTACAAAGAATTTTTATAATGGATTGCACTAGAGCAAGAGAGACACCACAAGTATTTATCAATCCTGTCATAGTGAAAAATAGTGAGGAAACTTTAACAGACTTCGAAGGGTGCCTATCAGCACCAGGAAAACACGGAGAGGTAAAACGATACCTTAGAATCGTTCTAAACTACAAAAATGAGAAAGGAGAAGATCACACGAAGACCTTTTATAACCTGGAGGCTAGGTGCATACAGCACGAGCTGGACCATTTAGAGGGTAGACTGTGTATTGATTATGAAAAAGGTAACTATAGTAGGGAAAAACATAAGTCCCAAACAATGGTCGAATCTGATTTTAGAACTAAATCTGATTCGTAAACAGTGGGCACCGTATGCAACGTTCGAATTACAGGGGCCCGGTGTCAAGAAAATAGTAAATAATGGCACAAATGTGGCAAGTACAGACTTTCATCGTAAGATGCAGGCGTCAAATACCTGGGGAAATAGGTGATTGTGCCAATGTATAGTGAAATATTTGAGCAAATTTTTTTTTCAGTGATAAAAAAAAACCTCTGGCACACTTGGCACAGGGTAAAATTGAGCTATTATCGTTGGTATTACTGGCTAAATGGTGTGCCAAGGGTCTTGGCACAGCCTGGCACAGTACTGTATTCGACGCGCGCGACCTTTTTTGTTTTTTTGAAAACTTTTTTGCCCAAAAATCTCACTATACAGTATAAGATAGAATATGAGACGACCTAAAAAATCAAAATACAAATCTGTTGTTATCAACAAGAAACGGTATTACTACTACAAGATAACCTGGATTGATCCAACAGGTGACAGTGGGCACGCTACAGCGCACGACTCACTAGGTTTACTGCCATCTACAATGATAACTCACGCTTATGTATTTGATAAGAATAAAAAATACATATGGACGTTTGCATCTTACGAAGAGAATGACGAGTTATTTAGTGATAGAAATGTATTTCCAATTGGGTGTATAATTAAAATGGAAAAAATAAATGAAAAATAAAACCTTGACTAAGAATATGCCTAACGTAAAATGGAACCTATTACCACCAAGGCGTGGTCCTAACCCACAAGGAGTAACTTATGGAATGGATAAGAAAAATAAGAAACAACGGCCTAAGAATTTGGCAAAAGTTTAATAATATATTTAATCAGTCGCAGGGGCTGATTCTTTTGATAATTCTATTTTATCTAATTCGATATCTTCAGGCGTAATATTAATTATTTCTTTGTTATCATCTAGAATTCTTTTGAGTCTATCTTTGATCTCATCAGAAGTCATATTATCTATGTTGCTAGTCATAACTAATTTTTGATCTACATATAAACCACCAGCTTTACCACGTGCAACTTCTGCATTTACAGCTGCGGACCAGGCTTTGTTCTTCAAGGCCTCGTTCCTTATCTTTGCCAGCTCTGCTACGTGTCTTCCAAAATCTATACCATATTTTTCTTGGACTTCTGCTCTCAACTCACCAATGTATTTAACAACTAATGGAAAATACTTTGGATTTCGCATCTCAGAAGCAGACTGTCTAGGTCTAGTTTTATATCCGGCTTCATATGCACACTCTGCTGGAGACATACGGCCTTCATTATAAACCACTAATTCTGCAAACTTTCGTTGTTTATCTGTAAGTTTTTTATCTTGTGTCATACTTGTAATTTAGTACAAGATGTAGTAGTTAGCAAGTAGGAATTCCGGTGAAACCAGAGTCTAAATTTTGGAAATTAATTAAGAAAAATACACCTAAAATCCAGTGGACAAGACTGGAATCTTGGGCATCCTTTGGTGTGCCAGATCTGGTTGGATACAATGATAATTGTGGTTTTTTTATGGTTGAGCTAAAGGTTACGAAGAGTAAAAAAGTACACTTCTCACCTCACCAAAGAATGTTTCATCTGACCAGAACACAACGTAACTTTATCCTGCTCCGAGACGCCTCTCTCGGAGCCATAAAACTTTATGAGTCTTCCGCGATCCCCGGTCTACTGACCGATCATCGTGAAACACCTTCCCTCGCAATTGATGATTGGGACCACATTCAACGCTTGTTGATCCGCGAACCGCTTGACGCTTGACCGCTTGAGTCCTTCGGGCCCACCCGCCCGAGGCCTGTGGCCTGACGCCTATGAATTAATCCCTTGTTGCCTTCTGATATTGGCCTGCTGCCTGGAAGCTTGTAGCTTGTACGCTCGCGCCCCGTAGCCTGTTGCCTGTTAGCTCTCAGCTTCTTATAATAACTTGGATGCTTGAATTCCATCAGTCTATAAATAAGCAGGCTATTAAAATTATATTAATAATCATTATTTCCATTAGTGTTCCCCATAACAAATATTTTTTACTGACTTGTCCCAGCAGGCCCTACAGTCCGCGCAGCTGTTGCCCTGGTCCGGTGCCGGGCACGTTCTCGCTTCAGGCTTAGTTGAAACAGTCGACGTATGCGGCCAGCTCGCAGGTGCTGCCTGGTCCACCATTGGCGCGCTAAATCTTATAATCAAATTTTCTGGACACTCGTTCAAGTGGTCCTTCGTCCACGCTTCGCGCGTGGGCATCCAGTGCCGGATCTCAGGCGTTAACCTGCAGACCTCAAAAATTTTTCTTAAATGGTCCAGGTTCTGCACGTCGCCTGAATCGTGCCAACGGAAATACTTCACCTTTTTAGAATTAATTTGAACCGCCATAGCTCGAGCCCAGGCAGGATGCTTGAGCGCTTCCAGTCTTTTGTATTGCGCGTCCTTAACATTTTGGAATCTATACCGCCCGCGCTCGTACGCGTAACATTTAAAACAAACCGAGCCAGGAACGCCGCGCAGCTTTGTGCCGGTTTTGCATTCGTGTGCTGGTATACTGTAAGCATATCCAGGCATTTTGCCTGGGTCGCTCAGGCTGTGTGTAATTTTTTTTGCTTCTTTAATTTTCATATCTCTTCACCTTCCTATAAAATCCCAGTCTTAACAGGTCCCCGGCTCGCTGTCAATTAAAAAATTTTGCTTGTCTGCTTGTGTCCTCCGGGCCCACCCTTTTATATAATCTAAAAAAGGCTTGAGCGCTTGCACGCTCGAGCCCCTTAGAAAAGATAAAGACCGGCGTCCCAATGCTGCACAGCAGGGCGCACCGATCCCAGGTCCGTTGATGGTGTACACGTCTGGGACCATAACCGAAGTTATAGCCACAACGGACCAGGGATTAGGGACAGCTGGACTGAGGCCCGGCGGCAATTGTTTACCGGGATCCCAGGGCCTAACAGGCTATCACCTGCCAGCTGTCCAGTATTCAATATAGTATAAAATCCCATAATTACAAGCTCTAAATTTATTAGCTTGAGCTCGTTAACCTTGGGCCCTCCCGCCCGTGGGCTTGAGCACCCAGGGCCCTCCCACCCTAAAAAAAATAAAAATTTTAGTTTAGAATAATTCTAAACTAGAAAAGCAGAACACTAGCTTGGCTTAAATAATCGTAGATTATTTAAGCCAAGCTTATGAAAAATTAATTTGCTTTT